CTGTTACTTCGATGCGTGGCTTTGTGGAAACCACTCCAGCAGTCGAAGCAACACCTACAGTTGAGGCTGCCGCAGTTGAAGCTGCTCGCCCTGCTGTAACAGCAATGGCTTACACAAAGCCACGCATCGAAGTAACAGCTGCAAAGTATGCAGAAAACACAATCCGCGCAGCACTTGGAGACGACGTAGCTCGTCAATGGATCGCAGCAGCGGCAGACACATCTGATAACGCTGGTCTAGTACCAACACGTCAGCTCTCTGAGATCATTAACCCTCTCGGAACCACAATCCGTCCATCAATTGATGCAATCTCTCGTGGAGTGCTTCCAGATGCAGGTATGACATTTGAGATCCCTAAGATCACACAGATGCCAACAGTTGCAATCGAGCCAGAAGGCGACGCATTCAGCGACACAGATCAGAACTCAAGCTTCCTTTCAGTAACAGTACAAAAGTACGCAGGACAGCAGACATTCTCAGTTGAATTGCTAGATCGTACATCTCCAGCATTCTTTGATGAGCTAGTCCGCAACATGGCTGCTGCTTACGCAAAGGCAACTAACTCAGCAGTAAACGCTGCACTTATTTCAGGTGCAACTGCAGATGCGACAACAACAGTCACATACCCAACTGCAGCAGAACTCCTTGGAATCGTTGCTCGCGGATCAGCATCTGTCTATGGTGCAACAGCAGGACTTCCAAATCCATTTGCTCGCAACATGGTCGTATCTACAGGACAATGGTCAAACATCATGTCACTCAACGATGCCGGACGCCCTATCTACACAGCGTCACAACCAATGAACGCAGGCGGAGCAGTTGCTCCAACTTCACTCACAGGTAACGTTGCTGGACTCAACCTTTACGTTGATCCAACTAACGCTGGCGATGGCGATGGAACAATCCTTATCGTAAACCCAGATGCGTACACATGGTACGAGTCACCAACATACCGCCTACGCGCAGAATCAACTGCAGCAGGACAGGTAACAATCGGCTACTACGGCTTTGGAGCAATCGCTACAAAGGTCGCAGCAGGCGCATTTAAGAACAACAAGCAATAAGCAACACACTAAGTCGCTCCAGGGGTAGTGCCCTTCTACCCCTGGAGTCTTTAGAAAGGATAAGAGCATGGCATTGACAACAGTTGCAGAGCTTCGCACCGCCCTAGGCGTCGGCACTCTCTACGCTGACAGCGTGCTTCAATCCGTCTGCGATGCCGCAGATAACGTACTTCTACCTTTCATCTGGTCTAACACTCTTTCAATTATTGGGCATAGCAACACAGCCACGACAGGCACTTCCTATTTTGCAGATTCAATTGTTGATGTCCTTTACGTTGGCGAGACAGTAGTCATCACAGGCGCAGGATCGAAGCACAATGGATCAAAAACCATCACAGATCGCGATACTCGCTCGATCACTTATGCAATTACGGGCAACAACAACGCCGTAAAGCCTTACCATCCAATCAATCCTTACGGCTTACTTTCAGCCGATACTTATCTTGATCCATCAACAGTCCCAGCAATTCAAGAAGCTGCGCTTATGATTTCGATTGACATCTGGCAGTCTCGCCAGGCTCCATCAAGCGGCGGCGTCACAATCGATGGATATCAGCCTTCTCCTTATCGCATGGGCAACACCCTTCTCGCTCGCGTCCGTGGCCTTATCGCGCCTTATCTTGATCCGAGATCGATGGTGGGCTAATGGCCGCCATATCAACACTTCGCGCAGGTATCGCCTCAGCTCTTACTGATAATACAAAATACTCAGTTTTCTCATTTCCACCTGCAACACCTATTGCCAATAGCGTAATAGTCGCGCCAGCAGATCCTTACATCTCGCCTTCTAATGGCTGGCATGCATCGATTTCGCCAATGGCTAATTTCGTTATTTCCGTCATGGTTCCCTTGCTCGATAATCAAGGGGGACTTAACGGGATGGAGGATGACATCGTGCGAATCTTTAACTTGCTCGCTGCATCCTCATACACTTACAACGTCACAGATGTATCCGCCCCGGCGGTACTAAGTGCCGTCTCAGGTGATCTACTTACATGCAATATCAATATCTCAGTCCTAACGAGTTGGAGCTAAAATGTCCGAGTGGGAAAAAGAGCAAGAAGCCTTCCTGATCAAGATCGGGCAGGTAGCACCATCAACACCTAAGCCAGTAACTACTAAGAAAGACGAGGAATAATCTCATGGCTGTATTTCTAAATAACAAGGTCGGCGTGAAGATTAACACAGTCGATCTTTCAGACCACGTTACCGCAGTAACACTTAACCGCACTTTCGACGAGCTCGAAGTGACAGCAATGGGCGATGGCGGACACAAGTTCGTTAAAGGCCTTGAGGCATCATCAGTCACAATCGACTTCCTCAACGACACAGCAACTGCCAACGTCCTACAGACTTTGCAAGCTGCGTGGGGAACAAACGTCACAGTAGTCCTACTACAGGAAAAGGGAACCGCAGTATCTGCGACCAACCCTCTCTACACAATGACCTGCTTGATTAACGGCACAACCGACATCAACGGAGCAGTTGCTGATCTTGCAGTCCAGAGCCTGACATTTAACGTATCAGGTACTACAGTAGTAGCCACAACAGGCACATTCTAAGAAACTAAACAAAGGGGCACAGCATGGCAAAGTTAATAGTCACGATGGCAGACAACACAGTCACCGAGATCGAGATCACTCCTCGACTTGAGTATGCGTTCGAGCTATATGCAAAAAAGGGATTTCACAAAGCGTTTCGCGATGATGAAAAGCAATCGGATGTCTATTGGCTTGCATGGGAAGGCCTTAGGTTAGGTGGAACCACAGTCAAGCCATTCGGCAATGACTTCCTTGACAGCCTTAAAAGCGTTGAGGTCGCAGAGTCAGACCCTTTGGCTTAGGCAGGGATAGCATCCACTATCTCATCGCTCGATTGAGCATTGAGACTGCTATCCCTCCACAATCTTTGATCGATCTAGATTCATCGATGCTTCAGATGCTACTTAAAGCGCTGAAGGATAGAGCAAAGGAGCAGGCAGATGCCTACAGAGCTAAAAGGCGCTAGTGCGCTTCGCAAGGCTCTTAAGCAATTCTCGCCTGATCTAGACAAAGAGACTCGTGATGAGATGGTCGGATTCCTCAAGCCAATTGTAAAAAAGGCTAGAGGATTTCTTCCATCTAATGCTGAGGCTCCATCTGGATTCGTAAAGCATGAAGTCAAGACGGCTAAGTTCCCGATGTACGATGCCGCCGAGGCTCGTCGAGGAATTGGATACAAGCTTACGCCTACTAAGCCTAATCGCCAGGGATGGGTGCAATCCGTATCGATTCACAATAAGACTGCAGCAGGTGCGATCGTTGAAACCGCTGGACGCAAGTCTGGAATGACTGGCAACTTCTCACCAAGGTTCCAAGGTTCATTTGCAGGCCGTAACAAGATGCAAGGCCGTGCGATGTTCAAGGCTTACGATCAGGATCAAGGCAAGGCCAAGGTCGGAGTAATCCGAGCCCTAGAGAAGGCCGCCGCAAAGTTTAACGCGAAAGGCAATAACAATGGCTGAGTTACGGATTCCGATTGTCGTCGAGAATAAAGGTAAGAAAGCACTCGGCGACACGAGCAAAAGCGTTAGCGCCCTAGATAAGGGAGTAAAGCGATTAGGCAAAAGTCTTCTCGCAGTATTTGGGGCACAGCAGCTTCTCAAATTTGCTAAGAACGCATCGAAGGCATTCATCGAAGATGAGAAGGCGGCCAATCGCCTTGCCCTAGCCGTTAAGAATCTTGGACTAGAGTTCGAAACTCCACGCATCGAGCGTTATATTTCTGATCTGTCAAAGATGTCTGGCGTTACCGATGATCAATTACGTCCAGCAATGCAGCGTTTATTGCAGACTACTGGCTCAGTTGCTAAGGCTCAAGAATTACTTACCCAGGCAACCGACATCGCCGCCGGGTCTGGCGTTGATTATGAGACAGTCGTCAATGACTTAAGCATGGCCTACGTTGGTCAGACTCGTGGACTTCGCAAGTATTCGCTAGGACTTTCTCAAGCCGAACTTAAGACAATGAAGTTCGCAGATGTTCAGGAACGACTTAATAAGCAATTCTCTGGCGCTAGTGCAGAATTCCTGACTACTTATGCTGGCAAGTTACAGCTCATCACAACCGCAGCAGGCGAGGCAAGCGAGACAATTGGTAAGTCTTTGGTCGAGTCTCTCGTGTCAGTATTCGCCGCAGGTGATACAACCAACTTCGTTAATCAGATCGATACCCTTGCAACCAAGATTGCAGATACAGTCTCAGCAGTAGTATTCGGGTTCCAGAAGTTATACGTTCTCACCAGCGATCGTGCCATCCTGGCTAGTTTCAACCCGTTTGACGACTATGAGAAGAATGCCCTAGCGGCCATCGAGGCAGCAGAGAAGGCAGCCAAGTTTAGACGAAACATGCCATCAAGCGGCTACCTGGGATCTCAACCTATGGGTATCTATGAAACATCTGCCCAGATTGCAGCTCGTAAGAATGCAGAAGCGGCAGCAGCCAAGCGCGCCCGTGAGTTAGCAGCACTTCAGAAGAAGACTCTGGATACACAGAAGAAGTCCCTAGCCTTGCAGAAGGCATCAAAGACTCTTAACCTAGACGCTATCGGTATAGAAGCAGCACTTAAAGGCAAGTTAAGCGAAACTGATCGCCTATCTCTACAGTTACAGAAGGCCATTCTTGAAGGCAATGCAACCTTAGCCACGAGCATCTCAGATCAATTAGATGCAGCAATTAAGCGCAATAACGAACTGCGCCTTGCCTTGCTCGCTACTCCTAAAGCGCCTAACCCTTTTTCAGAATGGTCAGTTCCTAAACTAGATTTTGGTGGGAACACGCTAGGCACACCCGTACCAAATTTCGTACCACCTGCCTACGCAATGCCTCCAACCTTCGGGCAACAAGGTGGCTTGCCTGCTGGCGTCGTTGCAGGAGTCAATCCAGCCCCTGTCGTCAATGTCAAAGTTGAGGTTGCAGGAGAAGCAGTAGCGGCAGTTATCACGCAACAGCAGACCAATCAATCTCTTTCAGGCTCATTTATTGGCGTAAATCGTACGGCTAGATTCGGAACGAGGGTAGACGAAGGATGACCCTTCCAGCCACTATCTCGGTTTCCTTTGACTTTAGCCAGGGTGCTACATTCGGGTATAACGGCTTCATCATTGGCGACGCGATAAATGGCGTCATAGGCACATCTCAGTTTGCAGCTAGTGCAGTCCCAGAGCCTGTCGTCGATCTCAGTAGCGTTACTCGTCAGATTACGATCAGACGTGGCCGCAATATCATGCGCGATACCTATGAGGCTGGCAATTGCACAGTTAGAGTCTTAGACCCTGACTCTAATTTTAACCCTCAAAATACATCCAGTCCTTACTTTGGCTTCCTGACTCCATTGCGCAAGATCCGTGTGGCTGCAACTACTGCAACTGCGCAGGAATTCTTATTTTCAGGCTATGTTCAAGATTACAAATACTATTATCCTCAAGGGCAGGAGACAGGATACGTCGATATTCTTTGCTCTGACGCCTTTCGTTTATTGGCTATGGCTAACGTCTCGACGATTGCAGATTCCGGGGCTGGTCAGACTACTGGCACGCGGATCAATAAAATTCTTGATCAAGTGGATTTTCCTTCGACTTTGCGTGCCATCGACACAGGGTCAACAACCTGCCAAGCTGATCCAGCAACAAATCGCTCCAGCCTTTCGGCAATTCAAGTAGCAGAATTTACAGAGCAGGGAGCCTTCTTTGTCCTGCCCAATGGAGAAGTTGAGTTTAAGGATCGAGCCGATGTGGTTGGATCTTTAGCGGCAACACCTATCGAATTCAATCAGACTACTGGCATTCCTTATGCCAACCTTAAGTTCGCCTTCGATGACAAGCTCATCATCAATAACGCATCAATGGTACGAGTAGGTGGCACTCAGGTCACAGCTAGTGATTCTGACTCTATCGCTAAATACTTTCCTCATGGCATGAACGTAGATAATCTCATTGCACAGACAGATGCTCAAGTCCAGGATATTGCTGACATCTACGTTGCCACTCGCAAAGAGACTACGATCCGCATCGATGCCATGACTGTCGATCTACTCGATACAGCAGTACCGACTGACACGATGATCGGTCTTGATTACTTTGATAACGTCAAGATCACTAACGTCCAGCCAGACGGCTCGACAATTGTTAAAACTTTACAGGTTCAGGGGCTGGAGTGGAATATCACCCCTAACAGCATGCAATGCACAGTTACAACACTTGAGCCCATCGTGGAAGGATTCATCATAGGATCTTCGACTTCGGGTATAATAGGCACGTCTATATTAGGATACTAGGAGACAATCAATGGCAGCAGGTTTAGGATATAAAGAGTTCGCAACGGGAGATGTATTAACCGCAGCGGATGCTAATGGCTATCTAGCCTCTCAGGTGGTCATGGTCTTTGCCAGCGCCGCAGCTCGTACCTCTGCAATCGCCTCACCTCAAGAGGGCATGATCTCCTTTCTAAAGGACACTAACTCGACCGAGTATTATTCAGGTTCAGCATGGGTTGCCATTGGCGGCAGTTCTTCCCCTTTGACGACTAAGGGTGATCTTTACGGCTTCTCCACAACTAATGCTCGTGTTCCAGTAGGCACGAATGGCCAAGTTTTATCAGCAGACTCGTCAGCTGCAACTGGAGTGGCGTGGACTACTCCTGCAACGACATCATTTCCTGCATTCTCAGCTTACGCATCATCAAATCAGAGTATTTCCTCAAATACTTTCACAAAAGTCAATTTAGGCACAGAAGAATTCGACACTAATTCTAATTTCGCATCAAGCCGATTTACTCCGACAGTTGCAGGATATTACATAATGACTTTTGGAATGGTGGCAGTGCAAGGTTCAGCATTCGGCCTAATCTATTCGTATAAAAATGGCAGCTATTACAAGAGCTTTACTGGTGGAGTTGGAACTGATCTTTACATGGGTGGAAGCCATGTTGTATATATGAATGGTACAACCGACTATATGGAGATGTATGTATTTCTTTCTGGTTCATCACCAGTAATTCAAGGCGGAAATTCTAGCCAGACATGGATGACAGGAGCGGGGATCCGATCATAATGACACTATACGAAAAAATCATCGCAGAATATCCAGAACTAGAAGGATCAAAATCTTTTATTGACGGAACTATCATTCTACAAAATGAAGGTCAAGGCGATTACGTCGCGGCTTGGAATTACTCAAAGCCTCTTCCAGATGGACTATCTGTCGGTCGATGAAGCCTAGACTCTCAAAGTCTGCCATTCAGTTAAGAGAGCAGATAGATGACGCATTCCCCGGTCGTGATCGAACTTCGGACGGCTGGATCGGTGACACAAGACACGCTTCGCGCAAGTCTGATCATAATCCAGATGCACAAGGATGGGTTCGTGCCATCGATGTTGACCGCGACCTTGCAGGCAAAGGCAGGAAGCCCGATGTCATGCCTGACCTGGTCGATCAGATTCGACTCCTTGCAAAGTCTGGCGATGCGCGAATCTCTTACATCATCTTTGACGGAAAGATCGCATCATCTAAGAAGGCTTGGGCTTGGCGTCCTTATGATGGGATCAATAAGCATAATCACCATGCGCATGTCAGCTTTACTATCAAGGGCGATGAAGACTCTAGTTGGTTCAATATCCCGATGATAGGTGGAAAATAATGGAAGCAATTATCTATGCAACTCTTGGACTTATAGCGATCCCGGTCATTCGTACTGCTATCAAGTCTTATCGTGCTAAGAAGGCCGTTGCCGATATCGTCGTGGATGCCATTGAAGCTGCAGTCGACACTGTGGAGAAGAAATGACCCAGGAGAACTTCTTTACCCTTTACTTTGCAAGCCTTGCCGTAATTGGTGGGCTTGCAGGTTATGTGATCACCCATCTGCTCTCTGAAATTAAGAGACTCAACTCGCGTGTCGATGAGATTTATAACATCCTCTTAGAGCGATAATTTTTGACATGGCAAGAAAGAAAGTTATCGATCTCGATACTTATTCACAGTTAGACGCATGGGCGATCAGCTTGCATGAGATGTACCGCGCACTAAGGCGAGCAGGTTTTGCAGTTGATTTATGCCTAGCGATTATCTCTGATCGAGATGCTTACCCTGACTGGATACTGCCATCGATCCCCGATCGCGTGGATCGCCTACCCTATGAGGACGACGACGAGGATTAAATGAAGCGAATAGTCATAGTGAGCGACCTACAGGTTCCGTTCCACGATCGACACGCAGTCAAAAATCTAGCCAGTTTTATCAGTAAGTTTAAGCCACATGAAGTAGTGACAATAGGTGACGAAATTGATTTTAACACCATCAGCAAATGGTCAGAAGGAACGCCAGAAGCATACGAACAGACTCTTGGAGATGATCGCGAAGAGGCTATTCAGGTACTTTATGATCTCCAGGTAACGCAGATGATCCGATCCAATCACACGGATCGACTCTACACACAGATCATGCGCAAGATTCCATCATTCTTGTCATTGCCAGAGCTTCGCTTCGAGAAGTTTATGCGCCTGGATGAACTAGGCATTACCTTTCATCGCAAGCCTTACAACATCGCTCCAGGCTGGATTGCAGTCCACGGCGATCACACTCCTATCAAGTCTCAAGGCGGCCTATCAGCCCTAGAAGCGGCTCGTAGGCATGGTAAGAGCGTTATCTCAGGTCATACTCACAGAGCAGGCAGATCGTCCTTCTCAGAGGCCTCTGGAGGTCGTATAGGGCGTGTTTTGCATGGGGTTGAGGTTGGAAACCTTATGGACTTTAGCAAGGCGTCTTATACAAAGGGATCGGCTAACTGGCAGCAAGCCTTTGCCATCATGTACGTCGAGGGCAAGAACGTCCAGGTTGATCTTATCTACGTCGAGAAGGACGGCACATTCGTCGTGGCAGGCAAGCGCTATGGACGACCTAGATAACGAACTAGACCGAGACATCGATGATCATATCGACACGTCAGAATCGTTACCATTTCGTTATCTTAAATTCCTAAAATTCCCCCTTAGGGCGTGAGAAACTTATGCCATGAACGAAGGGCGTTCATAGATAAGGGTAAAAAAATGGCAACAGTAGCAATGATCCACAAATGTAAGTATCGCGTAGTTCGTGGCCTTGATAAAAATGGTCAAGTCCAATGGGAGTGCACCATCTGTAAGGAGCGCTCATAATGTTTGATCCATCATTAGGCGACTTGGTTGCAATGATTGTCTTATCAGCACTATATTTTCATCTAGGCCGTATCGTCGGCATCCGCGTGGGTTACATCAAAGGGCGTAAAGCAGTCCGGGATTACTACGCGTCCAAAGAAAGGGTGAGAGTGTGAAAGCAAGTGAAGTCCTATTATCAGCTACTGACATCATTGGAGACCGAGGACGAATATATGGTCATCCTCGTATCAATCAGACTCGAATCGCATTACGACTCCAACAAATGCTTGAAGTACCAATCTCAGACCATCAAGCGTGTCTGGCAATGGTCGAAGTTAAACTTGCCCGATTACAAGAAACAGCAGATCACATTGACTCCTATATCGACGCATGTGCTTACCTTGCACTAGCTTGCGAACTCATCACAGAAAAGGACGAGCAATATGTTTAACCTGGAAGATTACGAGACAGTAGAAGAAAGACTTATTAAGTTTTGGAAGGATCACCCAGATGGACAAATTCACACGAAATTGCTTGACTCAAGCTCTGGCCGTTTTATCGTTGAGGCTTCTGTATATCGCACAGAGGCAGATGTTCGGCCATGGACTACAGGGTTGGCAGAAGAGACTATTCAGGGACGCGGCGTCAATGCGACAAGCGCGCTGGAGAATTGTGAGACGAGTGCTATCGGTCGAGCGCTTGCTAACGCAGGATATGCAACAAAGGGAAAGCGAGCGTCACGAGAAGAAATGGGCAAAGTCGCTAAGTCGCAAGAAGTAAAGGCTACGATCGATGAAGTAAAGGCTAAGATGTCTGAGACTTCAGGCACTTATGTTCCAGTCGTAAAGGAGGACGATCCATGGACTATCAAGCCAGCGAGTATGCCGCCCACAATGGAGGAAGCCGTGTCGATGGTGAAAGAAATCATTGGAGGCCAGACAGAGAAGGACATCCCCCGGTGCCAACATGGCGACATGATCTGGAAGACGGGAACGACTAAGGCTGGTAAGCCATGGGGTCACTTTAAGTGTCCTTATGCAGTAACTGGTGAACTTACTCGATGCCCATCACCGAATGATGTGATCTGGTATGAGATCAACAAAGAAACAGGCGCATGGCAACGACAGAAGGCGAGAGTGTAATGGGACGTTTGCAATTCTTGAACCAAGATGGTGAGTGGGAGTCATTCCCAACCGAGGATGAGATTCATCGATCGAAAGAAGTCATAGCAATTTTAGAGGAATTTACATTTACGACTCGATGTTGCTTATGCAATGATGCAATACCTTACAAAGATATCAAGGTAAATCTGGCTAATAAAAGCTGGTCATGTTCTAAGTGTCACGCGGTCAATGGCCTCACAAAGCCGTAAATACCGGGGATTCTCTACCGAGCGTGTTGTCGCCCGTTACCTATCGGAGTGGTGGCCACATGCAGATATCGGTAGAGGGGCTGGAAAAGATATAACACATGTCCCGTTCGACATGGAGGTTAAAGCTAGATCGGCGTTCCAGCCTAAAGCATGGATCGATCAGGTCACAAAGAGGGCAGCTAAAACTGGTGGGTTGCCTATTGTTACTTGTCGTCTTAACGGACAGGGAGAAGGTAGTCCCCAGGACTATCTGGCCTTTATGCGACTTGGTGATCTGGTCGGTCTATTGCTTAAAGCAGGTTACGGGGATTTCAGCGATGATCTTGCTAAACTAGAGCCCATGAGATGCAAGATGTGTGGCGCATGGGCGTTCACCGAGACATGCAGAACATGTGAGAGTAATCCAGATGCCAACCTATGAGTTCGAGTGTGATAACGAGCATTGTGAAAGTAATGCCAGGATCGAGAAGTGGATGTCAATCCATGAGCCGCATGATCTGGAATGCCCGTTCTGTCATAGCTCGATGAGTAAGGTTTACTCAAGTGTTGGAGTGGCATTCAAGGGCACAGGATTCTATTCAACCGACAATCGCTAACGCGACACGCCTCTGAACAGGACTTTTACTTATGAACTTGACACGCATGGTACGCTCTCTGGCTAGAGCCCATCAAGGGCTCACCGCAGGCCGTTCACGGCTAGCCTGCGGGGTAGCCATCGCTATTGGGATATCTCTATCTATGGCCTTGCCCTTAGATGCACAGGCGAGTAACCAAGCAATTCGATACGTCAAAGACTTAGCAAAGTATCAATTAACTGATAAGCAAGAAGCATGTCATCATGAGATCATCTATAGAGAATCAAGATGGGATCATAAAGCAGTAGGCAACATAGGCGGTAAGAAGCAAGCCTATGGCCTATATCAGATGAAGGTTGAGAGCTTGAAGAATGGCTCAACAGTTAAACAGTTCTGGATGTATTGGACTTATGTCACTCACAGATATGGATGGACACAGTATGATGAGCCTGACTATTGCAAGGCACTACATCATCTAAAGACTAAGGGATGGCAATGAGTACCAAGCGCGGCGATCCTAGAGGGACTAGAGCTTATAAGGCTAGGCGCTTAGAGGTATTGCAACGCGATCAGTGGACTTGCTTCTATTGTCAGATGCCTGCAACTACAGTCGATCACGTCATTCCCATCAAGTCCGGGGGCGATCCAATCGCCTACGATAACCTTGTCTCATGTTGTACTAGGTGCAATAGCAGTAAAGGATCACGCTCTGAAGGCGTTTTTTTAGCACGGACGGCCAC